TCATGATTGCGCCCCTTTGCCAAGCCTGAGCGATACGATCTTGCTGGCAACGGCATGGCCGCCGACAATGCCAAGGTATGTCACCCAGAACAGCAAATTAGGCTGATCAGATTCAAATACTTCGTAACGTACGAATGCTATTGTTGCCACTGCATACGCGATATGCGTCCAAATTTTTGTCTGCGAAAGTTGACCGGTTCCGCAATCAATAACTGTATCCTTAAGTCTGTTCATATCGATCCTCATTAAAATTTAGCAATCTTGATAATCAAGTCAGCAACGCCTGTGACTTTGCCGGCCGCGACCAGAACAATGATTAATATTAAATAGCCTATGAATCTGGCCGCATGGTCAAGCCACCTGTTATTTGTCACACCCTTTGTTTCACCGACCAGTATTGCCGTTGCATTCGCTTTTGCTATGCTTTCCAGTTCTTTGATCTTTTCCTCAAGCATGTGAACTTTGGCCTCCAGGTATCCGATTTTTTCTGAGTGCGGGCAGGTCATTTTTAATCTTCTTGCTTATTAATAGGTGATTGCGTCAACTTCGGTCAATGTGCTGGCACCATCAACTGCTGACAGCTTCGCCGACAGATTGGTGTCAGCGGCCAGGCCTCTTGCGAGTATTGTTGCTGCGAGCGCCTGCAAGTCGGCATATGTCATCGGGTTGGACGCGCCTGTTGCATCGCGCCAGTACATGCCCTCTGGGACGGAGCCGACAGACAGCACCTGAGATAGTGTTTCCTGAGATTTCTTGTCGGCTATCCATGTCTTGCCGTCATGGCTGATGTTCGCGTAGATCTCGGATTCATATGATGCGGTAAGCGATTCAACCTTTGCTGATTTAGCAGCCGGAAGCACAGCGGACAGGTGGCCGGGTGTGTAGTCTTGCAGCTCCACAAGTACATCGCCCTGGCGTTCCATTTTTCCGAGCACGATACCTTCGGGCAATGGTCCGTCGCCCTGTTCATCCCACAGCACATTTGCGAGGTCGTTATAGCTGCCGCCGGTGAACAAGGTGATAACCATCTGCTCGCCGCTGGGTTTGTTAACCAAAATCCTGCGCATAATAATCACCATTGATTAAATGAATCCCAGTCTTTTTACTGCGAGAACAGGCGTGAACCCGTTTCCAGAGTCGGCTGAGGAATTATGGTTATGCGCCCTGATTACGTCCCCGGCTTCAAGGCGCATTGTTCGTGACGTAGACTGCGCTAACGTTGTCGTGGTTGAGCCGAATCCCAGGATAAACTCTTCCGGGTTGCTGTTCATTCTGGTGACAAACGATGTCGTCAATCCACCTGAGTTTAATGATGCGCCCATGTACGCGCTGGATGTCGTCATTGCGCCGTATCTGTAGATCTCGTAATCACCCGTTTTATCAATGGTGATGTAGTCGCCCAGCGTTGAGCTGGATGTGTATGTCATCCAACTGTCTGATGTGTCTTTTTGAACCGTTACATATCTCTGTATAGCGGTGTTGGTTGATCCTATGCCATTGTTGCCGGTGAGTATAATCTCATTGTCAGCCATGGCCGGAGTAGCTCCGTTGAAGGATATAGACCAGCCCGAAAATGTGCCTGCGCCATTCAGTTCCTGCGGCAGAAATACCAGTTGCCCGGTACCTGAGTTGTACGAGATCACCAGCGACGGCATGTTGTATGTTGGATCAGATGTGCGCGCAACCATTATCAGATGACCGGGCATGTATGATTTGCCCGTATCAACAGTGATTGTCTTTTGCACCAGCGCCATAGAAACACTGTCAGCGCTGGTGGAGTTGAGATCGCTTAACGACATGGCCAGCACGCCCGCTTTGAAATCAAGCGCAAACTGTTTCATCTCCGCCAGCGTGGTATTCCATGCCGCGTCGTATTGTGCCTGAGTCATGTTGTCGCTATCAGGCACGAGAGAAAACTCTTGTATGGTCATTATATTCCTTCCAGTCTCAGATTCAGTTTTGGTTCCGTGGGGTTGCTCAATTCAAATCGAAAGCGGCGATGTATGCCGCCGAGCAGCAGTTTGCGCGCATAGGTCTGGCCGATATCATCCAGTCCTGACCAGAACACAACCTTCGCGTCGGTCGACTCCCTGAATCGATCAAGCCGGTCAACCCTGTTTGCATCAATCAAAATCTCAAGTTCCGGAGCGGGTATACTCAGTCGCGGCGTCAATAACGTTGTTTCACCAAACGTGCTGCGATCAACCTCAGAAAAACTCTGAAAGTCAATCACCGGAGACCATTGCAATTTGCCCATATAGAGCGACAGACCTGCGCCAAATCTGCCAATACTGATATCGCCGCTGCCGATGCCGGTTGCGGTGATCGTGATGTGCGGATCAAGTGACGACACGGGAAGTCCGAACGACGCAACGGTGGTGTGATAGTCAAACGGGATAAAAGCAATCTCCCAAGGCGTCATTGCCAGGCGCGCACGCATGTCAAACGATTCGGTGGGGAATAATGTCGGCCCACCCGCGCCGTCGGTCACAGTGACATCGATCTGCTTGCCGACAAATCCGTCGATATACAGTGCGTCGCAACGCCCACCCGGCGCAATGGTGAATGATGATCCGGAAGGTGCTGTGCTGAATTTGCTGGAGTTCCAGTCAAACATGCGGTATTTGTTGCTGTACCCGTCGCGCTGCCAGTGCGTGGTATTCTCATCCGGATCGGGCGTATTGCCCGTGTTGCTACTGGTCAATGACTTCCAGCGCAGGTGGTTGCTGGTATCAATCACCAGGTCACCAATGTTGTACGGCGTGGCGCCAGAATAAACAACCTCGCCAACAGTGGCGTCGGGTTCTGGAATACTGCTGCTGATCAGCTTTGCCGTGCCGATAATATCTACAGGTATGAAAGCTCTCATCTTGTACGAAATGATGTGTTGCCGTTAACAACATTGCTTAATGTGGTCGCCGTATCATCGGTGCCTCTCACGACCTTTTGTAGCGTCGTATTGACTGCATTCAGCGCAGTGACAACAGGATCACTGGTGCTCGATGATCCCCTGCCGCGATTGGTTCCATCCGTTGCTGACAACACTGTTCCTATTCCGCTTGTTCTTGCAGTGCTGCCACCAACCGCGATTGTTGTGCCGCGTGATGGTTGTGCCGCGTTAGCAAGCTGCACCGCTGCGCCGAACTGTTGCCTGGCTTCCAGTAGTGACAGCAGCGACCGATCAATGCGATTCAGCACATCAAGCTGCGCGCGCGCGTTATCGAGTATTTGATCCAGGTTGCGGTTTGCATCTTTAAATTCTGCATCGATGCGCTCTCTTTGCAGTTCCAGTGCAGACAGGGACCGCTTCTGCAATGTCAGCTCATCATCAGCAAGACCGCCCAGCTCATTGATCAAACCGGCAGTTCTGGACTGGTCAGACAAGAAGTCGAATTCAGTTTTAAATCCGCCGGTTGACCGGCTGCCAGTCAAGACACCAAGCGCGTCCTTGATGTCCGCAACTTCAGGGAATATGCCCTGACGCGCAGCAGCGATCGCGCCGGTAATCTGTTCCAATGCCTGGTTGCGGCTTAACGGGCTGAGTGTCGATACGCTGCTTTTCAGCGATTTAGTCAGTGCATCCAGGCCGGATATCTGATCTTTGACATCGGCAATCCGGCTGGATGATTTTGCAACTGCGTCATTGTATTCAAGCTGTATTCTGTTGCGCTCGGCATCGACAGATCGTGTCAATGCATCAAATGCTGTGTTGACGTTATCGAGTTCGGATACTGAGCCTGATACGCCGTCAATAGATTGTTTCAGTTGATCGACTTCAGCAATCAATGGTGCCAGCCTGAACGCAGCACCGATCTGCTCTGCGGTGCCGTTTCCTGACGACACAAATTCCCTGAGCTGCTTGACTGTCGGGATGAAGTCAACGCCAAACGCGGCCAGCTCTTTGCTCAGGTCTTCGGTGCGTATACGTAGACGGTCAGAGTCGGACAGAATATTATTGAAAAAGAAGTCAACCTGCTGATTCAGCACGTCGATACCACCAGCCATGTCAACAAACTGCGTGCGCTGCTCAATGCTAAAGCCGCGCAGCAATTCCCGCGCTTCGCTTGATGTCTCGCCCATGACGCGCAAAGTATCCTCAAGGCTGGCGAACTCAATTCCTAAACGCTGAATGGTTTGGAAAGCGGTCTCGCCTGACCGGCTTAGGCTGTCGATCTCCGGGATTAATGCAGTCGCCATCGCGTCGGCAACCTTGGCAATCTCATCGTCGATCTGTTGCTCTGTCAGTGCCTCGCCTTTCTCGCTGGCAATATTAATGCTCGATGAAAAACTATCAATTGCATCCGTGCCGATACCAAGATTGGTGGCCACGTCACGCAGTGACCCGGATATACCCCTGACTGATTGGTCAAGATGTTCTCCGATCTCCAGCGCAAACAGTCTCGTCTGTTCTGCCGCAGGATCGAGCGCAGATGAAATTCCGCCTTCAACCAATTCGCGATACTGATTCAGCAATTCACCGGTGTCGGTGTCATTGATAATGCGGTCAACTTTGTCACTTCGAGCCAGTCCGCCCTGCGCTTTAAATTTGGTGGATGTAACGCCAGAAAATCCATCGGCAGTGAAATCGCCGATTAGATTGGTTTCTTTCTGTTTCAATGGTCCGCGACCAAAGAACAGCGCACCAAGCGAGCCGACCAGCGGAATGTTGTCCGCAAAGTTTCCCATTGTTTTGTCGCCAGCCAGGGCACGAAATCCGATGTCTGCAATCGCGGCAATAACAAGCGGTCCCGCAATTGAGGCGGCCATAGAGCCAGCGCTCGCAGCGGCAGCGGCAGATGAAGTGGATGCGCCAGCACTTATACCGGCAGTAAGTCCGCCAATCGCATCACCGGCGAGACCGCCACCGAACGCGGCTAGTGAGCCTGATCCAAATGCTGTGCCGGCCGCAGTCAATCCGCCGCCGACAAGACTTGTTGTGCCCAGTCCCGTGCTTAAGAGATTCGTGCCACCAGAAACCAGGCTGGCGACATCAAGCGCGCCAATTCCGCCTCCGCCAGAGGCAAGCGCAGGTGTGCTGCCAAGCCCAAACAACGACCCAATTCCGCTGGCTTGCAATAGTTTCATTGAGGCGAATTCAGCTATGATGCGGCCGACTGCGCTTTTAACGCTGCGCACCATGCCTTTTAATCCATCGTCAAAGAAGTTAAACAGACTATTGGCGACCGCGCTTTGCACGTTGCGCATACTCTGAATGATGAATTGCTCGTTTGAGCCGAATACGTCAACCGTTCTTTCACCGAGTATGTTGGTCTGTTCGGTTATGTTAGTAACTGAATCCGCAGCATCCCCGGTAGCGATGATGTAATCATTGATAATGCGCGCGTATTCCTGTTCAGCTATATCTTCACGCAAACCAGAGCTAACCAGTTGGGTCACCTTGGCCAAATCTTGATTACGTTTGATCAATGGGTCGTACGCGAGGGTCAAGCGCTTGACCTCACGCTCAAGCTCCTGCATAACCTGATCCTGATCATCAAGCGAACTGGTCAGCTTATTTGTAGGGGGAGATGACCCGCCCTGGTTCTCGCCCGTCTTTATAATCGGCTTATTTAACGACTCCGCAGCCTTGGCGGTTTCCTCCATTTGTTTCTCAAGCGCTGCAAGATCAGCAATTCCATCTTCAAGACGCTGCTCCAACAAATCGGCCTGTCGCTTGTCATAGAATAGATTGCCAAAAAGGTCGTCAAGAACAGGAACCCCAGTTCCTTTATTAAGATTATCCAGCTCTTTACGTAATGATACGATTTCGGCTCTTTTCTGCTCGATTGCGCTGAGTTCTTGTTTTGTTCCAAAAAGACTGTTGAGTTTCCCTGCTGCCCATTCGGCAGCGGGCGCGAGTACATCGGCCAGCGTGCCGCCTAATGTCAGCGCAATTGAATTGATGGACGCCATCAACTGATCAATCTTGAAGCCGCGACTGTCAGCCATCTTGTTAAAGGCTTCTTCTGTTGCGCCAGCCTTTTCACCCATTTGCGCCATGATGTCATTGAAGTCACGGCCAGCATTGCCGGACAGCGCCATGATCGGCACCAGTGCCTCAACGCCGCCGAATAACAATGACAGTTTGTCTACGCTGCCACCCGTCTTATCTCTGACTTCATCCAGGAACCCGGCAAACCCTTTTGCCTGCAACCCGGCTGCGTTAAATTCAATGCCAAGCTGGCCCGAAAGATTGGCGGCTTCTTTTGTCGGCTTGGCTACGGCTGCGAGTATCGAGCGTACGCCCGTGATGCTTTCGGTTGTGTTAATGCCGCCTTTGGTTAATGCTGCAATGCTGCTGACCAGCTCATCAAAGCCGACGTTCAAAGATGCGGCCAGCGGTGCCACCTTGCCCAAATTGCTGGATAATTCTGCAATCGTGGTTTTGCCGGTTCGCATGCCAATAAACAATGTATCAGAAACAGCGGCGGCTGATTCTACCTGGTCGCCATACGCATTCAGGATCGATGTCAGCCCGTCGACAGATGTCAGTACGTCGGTGACGCCACCCACAGCCAGTTTGTTTGCTGCGGTCAGAATATCGGTTGCTTCCGATGCGTCTGATGCGCCTGCTGAAATAACCTGGTAAAACGCTTTTGCCTGTTCAATCGGCATGGTGCCGAATTGTTGCGCGAGACGTTCGGCTTCAGTGGCGAGCAGTTTTGTTTCTTCAGTGCTGCCACTTAGCAGTGTAGACACCTCGGCCAGTTGACGGTCGAAGTCAAGCGCAGAATTGAGCGATGCATTCAGCCCGGCAACGGACCCGACCAGCACACCAATCTGAGCGACCGACCTTGCGGCGAAACTCTTGATGCTTGATGATGTGCTCTCGAATGATCGCTGCGTTTTCTGTGCGAACTTGAGCGCTGCCTGGCTGTTTCTGTCCAGACCTTGCGTGTATTCTGCATGGTCCAGCGCAAGTTTAACTACCAGGCTGCCGAGTGCGCTCATTTGTTCCGTTCGTTTATGGTTTTAAGTATTTCTGATTCGATGATTCTCAGGTCATCAAAAAGACCTGGACGCTCTTTTTTCCTGATCGACGACATCCACATGGCTGACTGGACGCCGGTATAATTCAACCCGACATATCCGCCCATTGGCGCAACCACCCATTGCGTCTGCACTAACAGAAACAGCAGTACAGATCGCCAGTTTTCTTCCCAGACTTCGCAGTCCTGAGAATTTTCCCCTTCAGAATTGCGCCTCGCGGCCTCAATTACATGTGCCGGTGCATTGGCTTGAATTAATCCGTTTATGACGTCCTGATCAATTCTGATGCTGTACTCGCGGTCACCCGCCCAATAGCGGGCAACCGCTTCTAGTTTTTTTCGCGGCCTTTGACTACTGACCCCCAGAATGCATTTGTCAGTCCGAGCAACGCTTCAGGTACGCTGATCAACGCTTCCAGCGTATCCTCGTTATATTCAACCGGCTGGTTGTCATCGCCATTGAACTCATCCCATCCGACCAGCTTGCGGCGCATGACATCAGCCTGTGGCACTTTGCGTAGCTCTTCCAGTTCCTGGACGGTCGTGCGCGAAAACTCCGCCATGAATGTTGACCGGTCGTGTCCGCCTTTGTGGTTCGGTGTATCCACCTCGACGCGTGATTTGAATGTCGGGTTCTTTGCAATCTTGAAAGCCATTCTTTATTCCCTGGTTAATGATCAAAAAAAAAGCCGCCCGGTTGGATGACGGGCGGCTTTGCAATGCAGCGGTGGCTGCGGCTGTTTATTCGTTGTTAGGTGACGGTGATGACCAGTTCGTCATTGCCGGAGTCTGGCAACAGGTCCATGCCAAGATTCAGCATGACCACGCCATCCTTGTCTGAGTAGCTCGGTTCTTTTAACTGAGCCGCAGGTGCGTCAAAATCAAAGATGCTGCCAGCAGTGGTGCCGTGCGTTAATGCCAGTGCGCCGGTCGTACCTGCGCGTATCAGGTTATGCCAGGCTTTGGTCGCAACGGATGTCATCTTGAATGATGCGTTTGCGCTCATGCGGCGGTCAGTGATTGACACGCGCTCCTCGCCCACCATGTTTTGATATGGCACTGTGTTATTGACTGATATGCTGAACGTATCCAGAACCGGTGACGCGCCGTGCAGGCTGAATGCTGTCGTGTTGGTGTTGTTCACTGCCTGCGGTGTCTGGAAAGCGGAATAATCAACGCCGCCAGGGATCGATGCGTCCGCTGTTGCGTTATACAAACCGGTGAAGTCTACCGAGGAGACCGGAATGCCGCGCGAATTGATCGTGAACGTCGGGTTGCCAAACGCGCCAGTCATCTTATGCAGCAATCCATCCAGATAATAATAGATAGTGACTGATTCAAAGCCGGTTGACACTGGTGTGTACACAACATCAGTTGCTGGTGTTGCGACCTCGGCAAAGCCGCATGCTTCAATCAGTGGTCCCCAAGGGGGTGCCGTGCCTGTTCCGGATGATCCTGCCAGTTCAAACTGAACGGTAATTGTTGACCATGCCGCAACCTGAATACTGCCGCTCGATCCAAGGTAACTCTTTACATTCTGCCGTTCTTCAAACTGTGTTTGTACAGGCTGCGCATTCGATACTTGCGCGAGTATCGCGTTTGTTCCAGCCGCAGGAACAGGATCAGTGCCATAAACACTTTCTTGCTTAATCAGCAGCGCAACGTTGCGCATTAATTTATCAGCCATTTCTCACAACCTCCTTAAGTTAATTCTCGTGTCCTGACCCTGAATTCCATGTAATACGCATACACGCGCGCGTCGTCTTCATAGTCTGCGTCGCCGTGATCCTCCAGCCCCATGTAACCATCCATCACCTTGATAGCAGTCTCTACCTGCGTCCTGATCGTGTATATTTGTGATTTCGATGTAGACAGAACATTGACCGTGATAATGTGCTGTTCGTACTCCGCGCCAATGGTCCAGCCTGTTTCGCGTTCCGATTTAATCTCAAACAGTAGCGCAGGCCATGTCGGGTTATCGGGTAATTCGACGGCATAAGTATTCGTCAGCACAGCGGTTAATGCTGTATTGATATCTGATCCTATGGTCATATTTATTTGACGGTGCGGTTTGCCTTGTCGATTTCCTGCTTGAGCTTCGCGCTCATTGCGGCGATTGCTTCGGTGCGTTTGTTTTTCAGTGACTGCTGAATGAATTCATTTGCCTGGATATACTTCGTGCCGAATTCATGAAAACGCCAATAGAACGGATCATTAACGCGCTTGGTAACAACACGCCCCGACTTTGATAAAGCCAGAAACTTTGTATGCCGTTTTCCCAGGTCGCGGCCATGCCTCACGCCCAGGTTATATTGCGTCACGCCGGGTGGCGTTTTACGCTCGCGCTTGATTGCAATGTTTCGGATCAATGAGCCTGTCTTTTCCAGTCCCAGTTTACGCGCAATCGTTTTTGATTCTTTGCGCAACACCGCGCCGCCACTGGCGACCATGCGCCGGACTGTTTTTGTCTGAATCTCTCGTTTGTGATCCGCCATTGCTTTACGCAGATCGCCCAGCCCTTCAAATATGGTCGTCATTAATGCATCCTGGTTGGATAATGTTGCGCCGGTCTGACGCTTATAACGCGGCCAGGCGCGTAACCTGAGCCGGAAGGTGCGCGGACCGTGATCACGCTGTCGCTGGTAAATATTAATGCCGTGTCGGTTTCTGTCGCACGGCCAATCGCCAAAGATTTCAGCCTGCCGAATGAAAATGTGCTGTCTGTTTCGGACGCCTGTCCGATTGCGCTACTGGCAACAGATGAAACATTGAATGCAGAATCTGTTTCAGTGGCAAGTGATGCTGTAATCGTTTTGTTTCGACCGAACGAAAATGCGCTGTCCGATGTTGTGGCAACGCCGATCAGTACCGTTATGGATCCATCGCTCGAAAGCGGAAACGCAGCATCTGTTTCAGTTGAAATCCCGATTAATTGTTGCTTGTTGATTGACAATGTAAAGGCGGTTGCCGTCTCGATTGCCCGCCCAACTTCGCGCCATTTAATCCTGGTTACTTCAAATGCTGTATCAGATTCACTTGATTGGCCAATGCCGAGTGACTTGAGCCGCCCGATTACCTGTGCGGTATCCGCCTCCAGTGCCAGCCCGATCGGAATGCTTCCGGACACAGCCATTGTAAATGCGCTGTCAGTTTCAGAGGCCAACCCGGCCGACATTAATTTGGTCCATGTAAACGGCTGCGCCAGGTCAGTCTCAATTGCCTGGGTTATTGCACGCAGTTTCGTGCTGGCCATTGCAAACGCAGTATCCGTTTCAACAGCCTGTCCGACCAATACGCCGCCAGATGCGGTCACCGCAAATGCCGTGTCCGTTTCGACAGCCTGCAATATTGATCTGACTTTTGATCTCGACAGATCAAACGCGGCGTCGGTTTCAACAGCCTGGCCGATCGATGCGCCGACGGCACTTGTCATGGCAAACGCAGTATCGGTTGCTGCGGCCTGTCCGATCGATTGTGTCTTTAATCTCGATAACGAGAATGCGCTGTTTGATTCAATTGCCTGGCCGATTAGAACAGTTGATGCGCCGCTCAATAATTCAAATGCACCAATACTGGGTGCGCTACCGTCGCGCGAGTTCCCGATTATATCTACCGTTGGCGAATTCGAGTCTGTGCTATTCCCTATCCCTGCGCCGTCAAGATTGCCGCTTGCCACAGGGCGCAAATCGTCAGCACTTTCACCGCTCGCATTTTCCGGATCTGTTAAATCATCTGTGAGTGTTGCGTTTAACGTTATCCAGTTACTATCATGGCCTGCTGGTGCGCTGCCCTCTCCGGCGTTATGCGTCGCATTGATTGTTGAATTTGTGGAATTTAAACCGGCATATTCTGTTATGCAGTTAAATACGACATTATTTTTTATATTCCAAGTGTCGCCAGTGTTATCAGAGCTGGATAAATCAACTCCTGTTCCGCAATCATAGATCGTATTGTTGTATACGTTTGTAGTCTTGTCGGCTGCATTCGTTGCTCTGGCAAGAAAGATGCCTGTATTGCCGCCTGAATATACAATATTGTTCGATATTTCTTGCGGATATGATCTGAAACTGCTGCCGCTGACGAGTATCGCGGTGCCACTGGGGCAGCCCACCCGACAGTTTTTAACAATTGTGTCGCTGTACCCTGCTGAAATACCAATTGCACCGCTTGATGCTTTCCCTGCGTGAACCTGAATGCCGTCAATTATTACGTTTTCTTCTGTCACGCTCAGAAGCGTGAAGTCTGAAGACTGTTTTAACGCATAATGACTATCCGAGAAAGAGAAATTGCCATCATAAAATCCATCATTATCGAAACCACTACCATTATCACCTCCGCCGCTGGAGTCATCTTCTCCGCGATCACCGGCAATAGTGATTGTGTATGCGCCGGGAGTCCATCCGGTGATTGATGCTGCAACTGCATCATCTGCTGATCCCGCGCATCGAATGACAATATGGTCAGATAAGGTAGTCGCTTCAGCAGCCAGGCAAGCGGACAGCGAAGCGTATGCGGCTGTTGCGCCGCTATGCTCCCTGGTGGTCCCGTCGCCGCCCGATGATGCTGTATCGACATACCTGTAGTAAGTCATTCGTTTTTAAATCTTAGATGGATGGTATCTGTCTGATCCGCTTAAAGTACGCGCGCGCCTCTCCGCCTTTTGATGCAGCTTTCACCCCCTTTCCTTCCGGGTAATTTTTCTGCGCCCACTTGCCGGATGATTTGCTGCCGTCATTGGCAATAATGACAAGTGCGCCGCCGGGTGGTGGCATCAATTCAGTACCGGCAATCGCAAACTGGATATCCATTTTCGCGCACTGGAATGCGCACTCGAGCGCATACTGATCGATGTCCTGTTCAGTAATGCCGAGCAACTCAAGCCACTCCGGATAGAATCCATCGGCTTGAATTTCGATCTTGCCGGGCGCGATTGCATTTGCCCATGCGGGAAGTTGTGCTGTTCTCATTAATAATCCTCACTCAAAAGATGGCTGTTTACATGTAAACATTAAGCTGCTCGCGCAAACCCTGACGCATTGACTTGTAATGTGATATCGCTGCCAGTGGTTGTTTCGGCAAAGTCATGATGTGTCAACGGTATGCGGCCAGAATCGGCGGCTGATTCTTCGAAAAACACGATTGCTTTAGTCAGTGTGTTATTAGATGCGCCGCCCGCGCTGGTCCATGTTTGATCTGCCACATCGCAATCAACGCGGTCATTTGTGTTGTCAACTGTGACGGTCCCGGTCAGTCCTGTTTTGCGCGCGTAGTTTGTGAAGTCAGCCTCGGTGGTTCCGGCTTCGGCCAGCATCAATGCAACTGTTGTGCGATCAACCAGTGTTGACTCTGCCTCGTTTGCCTTTAGCAGCAAAATACCGACATCCGTTGCGCTGTCCCTGATCTTCTCAGCAAACGCACCTTTTGAAATATTGAAAACCCCGTCTGCCATATTGCCTCCTTTAATTAATGCCCAGTATTCTTGCCGGTCTCACAATCGAGATACAGCCATTTATTCATTTCTTTATAGTTGCTCACGTGCTTGATTGCATAATATTTGCTGTCATAAACAACCCGCATCGAGCTTGTTACGCCAGAGATGTATCGCAATCTAAACAACACGCGCGATACCCCTGCCAGCCCGCCATGCTTTGTGATTGATGGTTCGCTTCCGGAATAATTGTCGACACTTGCCCATACGTCGGACGCGAACGCAGACCATGAATCGGTTAGCCCGCCCTCTGCATCCTTACTTTGCGTCAGTTGCTCAATGGTTATTTTTCGGTTGAGTTGCCCGATTGTTGGGGTTGGCATTACAGTTTGTATAAACGATAACTTTTCACAATGCCGTCAAGCGCGGGCTGGCGGATCAGCTTCTGTTCAGTGTCGGATGATCTATTCTCAAACCAGGAAGCAACATGCGCGCCGATCCATAATTTAATATTATCTGGAACAGCGGAAGCAGAACTCCATCCCGCAACATATCTAACACGAACAGTATTGATTGACCCTGCGTAGGTATCCGGCCAGACACTTCCAACAACCGGAACTACCCATCCGCGCTTATCACTGGAATTGTCCAGCACGTAATCCAATGCTGACAGCGTTTGCTCAGCACCATCAATGTCGTCATATTTAATACTGGATACGCTTGCTACAGGTGGTCGATCAAGCTCTATCGCGCTCGGGAAATTATCCAGCGTTTTTTCGAGAACGCTAGACGATACCGTTATCCCTGTTTCACCTTCAAACAATTGCGTGGCAGCCGCAATAAATCTCTGTATCCACGCATCCTCACTGGTATCCGATGTCGCTCGCATATAGGTTTTAGCCTCCGCGAGCGTCACCGGATACTCAGTCGGCGCGGTTATAACTTTTACTGGCATGCCGCGTTCTTACTGTTATTCAGGTGGGTTGTCTGTTGGAGCATTCGCTGGATCGCCCAGTACAGCGACGGCGCATAATAACGCTGCTGATGTATTTCCAACTGGAGTGATTGTCAGTCGAGTGTAGCGCTTGTTGCCTTTGTACCCCAGTTTTCTGGTTTTATTGTCGTCGTCGTACTGAAATCCGGCAAGCGCCTCGGTTCCCAGCAAGTCAGCATCATCAACCGCGCTCGCTGGAGACATGCCGGAATCGTCACTCTCCTCCAGTAGCACGGTAAAGGTTACATCAGCATCTGCGAGTGATCCGGTTGCGATAATATATTCCAGGCTTTCATACCCCTGGCGATCAATTATTTGGCCAACCTGCGCAGTATTGTCTGAGACTGAAACCGGGCTTATGACACGCTTTGGGTGTATGTTGTTATGTAAATCTCTCATTGCAATTCCTTTTGTATTGGTCAATCAATAAAAAAGGCCGCCTATTTCCATAGAGCGGCCATGTTTTTTTGATTTTGCGTATTATGCTTAGGCGAACTTCATTAATTTGATCGCTTCAAAATTCTTAATTCCACCGCCAACGCGCTTTCTGAAGTTGAACTTCGTTGTTCCCTTGGTTGTGATGTTATCTCGAATCAATGCAATGCCGCGACGGTCAACAATCCGATACGCGCGATTAAAATTCGCATACGCAATTGAATATGAGTTTGCTTCCATAACCGGCATATTGTCATCAATAACAACCGGGACGCCCAAAACAAAGCCACTGAATTCGCCGGTTGCATCCGGTTGGAACAAATAAAAGCTGCCTGCGCCGTCCTTAATTTGTCTGAGAGAGCCAAGCGTTGTATCTGCCATCATTAATGTTGCGCCAACACGGTATGTTGATTTCAAGGAATGAATCAGGTCAATAACTTTGTCACCAGGATTACTGGAAGCAAACGCCCCCGATGCGCCTGATGTTATAAATCCAACTTTGCCCCACGCGTAATTGGCGTTAGCAGCTTTGGTGTAGTTAAGTATGCCATTGGGTTGTTTGACGCCGGTGCCCGTGATGAATCCAGCGCCCTCTGCCTCGCCGAACCCAATCCCTGCTTCATCAACGACATCTGCTTCAATATCAAAATCAGCGTCTTCCAGTGCTGTGTTGTATGCCCAAGGCTCTATCTCCATTTCCTCGGCATATATTTCTATCTGGGCATACTGAGCGCCTGTTGTTTCTCCGCCGGACTCGTTTTCACCCACCCATCTGGCGGCAAGTCCGCTTTTTTTGACTCGGAATTGCAAGGATGTCTTGCCGATTGTTCGAACGTCGGCGAGCATTCTCATGTTTGAAACTGTTGACGCCACGCGGTCTATCTCTGTTTCCATTTCCGGGTGGATCAAATAGCCGCCGTCAACATCGCTGCCGCGCTGGAAAGCCTTCCTTTCCAATTCAGACAATCCATTTGCATCGCCTTTGCGAATGAATTTCTGAAAAGCAGTTTTGTATTCCATCTGGTCCGGCGTCAATCCCTTCGTTTCCGTGGATGTCTGGGGGCGGTTAGATTTCTTCGCAATTTCATTAATATCTTTAGTTAGCTTACTCAGTTCAGCGTTTATATGATCGACCTTCTCAACAATATCAGCCGGAGCATAGCCTTTTTCTTCAATCGCTTTCAGCCTGGCATCGTTCGCTGACTTGAACTCTTCGAATGCATGCCCCTGATCTTTCAATAATTGGGTTAAACCACCCGTATCAGATGTATCGCCAACAACAAATGGAAGCATCAACCCGGCTGCAAGCATTTCCGGTGAAGCGAAAACAGATTGCCCTGTCAGCGCAAAGATAGCCATCGACGCTGATATAACAATAACGAGCGCGCGCACTCTGGACCCTAAAATATATTTAATCATTTCATTCCTCTTCATTTTTTCATCGCGGCTATGTTAAGCCTAATTTGTCGTGCTAGTGCTTCCATGTCTTCAGCCTCACGCTGAGAACCGATGGATTTGAAACCGTGAGCCAAAATCTGTTTCGACTCACTCCGTGAAAACCCGGCATCACGCAGGGCTTGTTCTGCAGACCTGATATCAAGATCGCTCTTAACATCAAGTACTCTTGCTGACCGATTAGCAGGAAACGTAACCAGGGATATTTCCATAAGCTCAACGCTTTTTAATGTTCTGCGCGGCTCATCCGGATTAGTTCCAACTTTCCATTCTTTTGGGATGTAGCCGATAGACAAACCGTTAATTGCTGGCCTCGGCTTCATTTTCATGAGCGTGTATGCGTCACGCCCTTTCTCGGTTTCAGCAAGAATGGCATCCATCTTTAAACCTATGTCATCCTCGTTCAATTCGCTGATCACCCCAATTGGCATCATGTCATCTGCGGTCAGGCCAAACCCGCCATGCTGCAGTAATAATGACGGCCACTGCCCGGATTTGTTGGCCTCCTGGAGCGTCTCTGAGAATGCGCCCTTCTCTATCACATCGCCGTAGCTGTCTTTGTTGCCAAACACGGACCCGTATCCACTAAACTCCATGACACCTGTGCCAGTTCCTGTCTCGGCAAATTTAAGCTCACGGATACTGCAATTAAGCCGCTGAATTTTCATTTCCTGTTCCTTGTTCAGTTTCTTCTGATTCCGGTTGTTCCATGTTCATCGGTACTCTAAATTCATCGCCGCCTTCATAAGGATTCTGGTCTTCCTTGTTACGTATCTCATTGGGATTTATTGCTCCGACCTGATACATTTTGGAATAGAATTCTGCGCGGTCTTTCATTGTTCCCCGCATTAATCCGTTTACATTAAATTTTGTATAAAGCCCTTCCAGCCTCTCTTCGTCAGATAAGAGATTAACCGTGGCAGATTGTTCTATGCGCTCATACCAGGGCATCATGGTATGGACAAGATGAGCCAGAAACATCTGCTCAGCAGAGGCATAAGTCATGGTCTTGTCTGCGTGACCAATCATTATTGGAAGCACACGGAATCCTCGGCAAACTTCCTCTACCTGGAATCTACGTTGTTCAATATGCTGAGAATCAATCCCGGTCATTGCCATTGGTTGAAACTTCAAACCACCGAATAAGACGGCGGTTTTGTATGCATTCTCGTTCCCGCCCTGCGCTTCCTGCCATGCGTCGCGCAATGTGTCGATATCCTCTTTCGCCATTCTCGGCACATCTGATGACAACACGCCACTCAGCTTTGTCCCATTGCTGAACATTCTCGCACCATGCTCTTCGGTGGCAAGTGACAATCCAAGTACCTCGCGTGCCAGGTCAATCAGATTCATGCCTTCAATCCCGTTCCATGAGGCGCCTCGGATGTGCCACATATTCTCGGACTCAACCTCTATACGGGTATTCTTGTCTGTCCATATGTAGTATTTTCTTTCCCATCCGTTACGCTCAATGGACACGCGATCCGGTTCGAATGGAAGCAGCTCAACAACTCGGCCACGGATTCCGCGTACTTTATAAATGTATGCATTATTTTTGAATCCGAGATGAAGCCCGATCTGCTCTCGCAATTCAAATGATGTCTGCCACTCATTGGGTTTCAAGTGCAGCACTTCATATAGCTCATGGTCTTTTGCTGGCTCCTTTCCCCTGCCATCCGCGCTATCTCGAAATAACTTAAATGGTACTTGAGCAATGCCTTCTGAAATAACTCTGGCACACGCCAGAGCTGTTGATACTCTTAGTGCTGTTTTCCAGGTGACATTAACGCCGCTCTTTGACGTGGAGCCACCAATCAACTCTTTATACAAGTCAAATGTTCTGGTAGCTGATTTCTTGCGCCACGGATTTAGAAATGAAAGATTAAAGCCCATGTTAATTGGTTTAGAATATCGCGATTGATGGTGTCTGCTGTTCTTCAACTTTATTGCCCAATGCAACGCCCGCGCCCATGACGGCGGCGACCATTAAGTCGATGCGGCCTGTCGCTTTGTTCTTGTCCAGCTTCCTGTTTTCGGCTGCATCCGATACGGTCACCGCGTTTGCTGCGCACATGGTCATGATCGGGTGTCCATCGTGAACCACCTCGCCATTGAGCAGTGCGCTTTCAAACATTTCTAAAGCAGGACTCATGTCTTTAAATCCCTGTCCGAATGGTATTAATTCTGGCAACGGAAAGCCGTCGTCCTCAGCCAGTCGGATCAGGTCTTCCATCCTCCAGCGATCGTATGCGATGCATTGAATATCAAAGCAGTCCTGTAATTCAGCCAGCCGCTGAAGAATGAATCTTTTGCTGATTGCGCGGCCCGGTGTTGTTTCCAGGTATCCTGCTGTTTTCCATGCCAGATAAGGCACCTTGTCCAATTCTTCTTTCCGGCCAAGCCCTTCATCCGGCAGCCAGGCGAAAGATACCAGCCGCCAGGGTTCGCCATGTTCTATTGGTTCAACCCACAACACCAGCCCGGTCAGATCGGTAGTCGATCCCAGATCAAGCCCGCCGTATGCACGCCTCCCCTGTAGATCGCGCCAGTCAAATATCTCGCGTGCACCCATCCAGATTTCAGCGGATATCCAGGGATTGTTCGCTTCCGTCCACTGGCAGAAGTTCAAGCGCCGGACAATTGATTCTTTGCTCGGCATGCCGCGCGCTTCGTTTACCTGGCCGCGTATGTATTTTTTACCGGGCAGTCCGTATTTCAGCGAAGGGTTAGCTTTGTGCCAGCACTTCTCATCTTTGAAAGGATCGTCATCTTCATCCAGGGCGCACACGTAAGAAAAGAACTCGTCATCAATACGCTGGCCGCTTGCGACCTGAGCCGCGTAATCATGATATACGCCGCACGGACTCTTCTTGTTTGATCCGCTGTTGGTTATGATCCCGATAAGCGGTTGCTTGCGGAACTTAAAACCAGCGCGCTGCATCTCTATCGCGTGATTCGTCTTGTGTTCGTGAAACTCGTCAATCAGCGATATGTGCGGGCGCGGACCTGATTGTCCTTCGTCAGACGATATCGGCCTGAAAAAACTCGAACTTTTTAAATAAGCCAGGTTCCAGACAGACTGCCCGGTTCCACTCTTCTTTAATCTCGATAGCAATTCTGGTGACTGATCCACCATTGCAACGGCGTCACGAAATAACACCATCGCCTGTTCTTTTTTGGTTGCCGCCGCATAAATCTCTGCGCGCATTTCGCCATCGGCAACCAGGCCATACAGGGCAATGCCAGCAACAAACGGAGATTTCCCGGAACCCTTTCCTGATTCGATGTACGCTACACGAAACCGTCGAAATCCTTCTGCATCGATCCACCCAAACAAACTGCCGACAGCAAATTTCTGCCAGTCCAGCAACTCATACGGTTTGCCCTCATAATCGCCACCGTTGAGACGGAGTACATCACGGAAAAAACCAATGACGCGATTGACTTTTTCAAGGTCGAAAAAAAAGCCCCTTGAAGGAGCTTGTTCTAAATCGGTTAAATGTCGCTGGCAAGCCGACCTTACATGCGGACCGGCTATGATTTTTCCCGCAACAACCTTTCGTGCGTATGTAGTTACTGGATCACGTGAAGTAGTTTTGACCATCCCCGAAATCTAATTCACCTTGCGGCTGTATTTGTATTCGCGTTCTTGATGCAGGCGTCATCCCGAATTCCCTAGCAATCAGCATGATCTGTTTCAGACTCATTGACTGTACTATCTTCCACTGACTGAGCACATATCCGCCGGTCTTCTCCGAATGATCAAGCGGCGAATCTTTGCAGTAAATAGTTGCTCTGCGATACTCGGCAATTGATTCGCACATCATCGCTAATATCGGCACGTCGACAACAGTCAGCAATCTTGATTCCCGAAGTTTTGGCGCAATCTGATCCCAGACTGCTTGCGCATCACCGGACAAATATCCGGGAGCGGTCAGGTCGTTCAGGTAATCCGGATCGGGTTCCTGTTTGTTCAGGCCGCGCTTACCAGGATTGCCGGTAACAATCTTTAAATTGGTTGGTTTTGCTGGTCTAGCCATTTTTAATCGTATAAATCTTAACCACCCCCCTATTTAGTTACGCGGTTTTGCGTGAAAAAGTAGGCGATCGGTCTTTTGGCAAAAGGCTGTAGACTTTCTACCCGCCCCCGCCTGACCAGTGGTGGTTGCTGTCAATTGGAATTCCGTCAACATCGCATCCGATAACTACACCGGATTTCTCAAGACGTTGTTTGTGTGAGTCATGGCAAAGTTTGCATAATCCTTGCCAGTTGTTTCTGTCCCAGAATAATTTATGCGCTCTGGTTATTCTTTCCGGATCACGTGACTGTTTTGCCTCGAACAACTTCGGTGCAATCTTGTGATCAACAACAGTTGCGATAACATCGCGGCCGCGTTCCTTGTGATCTGCACAAAACGGATTCTGCGCCAGGTATAGCTCTCTTGCTCCCTGCCACTTCGAGCCGTATCCACGTTGTGACGATGATCCGCGCTCATTATATTTAGGCATAAAAAAAGCCGGAATCAATTAAGATATCCGGCTTGCTTTGTCGGTCCAGATTAATCTGGACGCATTTATTTAGAAGTTAGCAGATTTATACATTTTTTCGGCACCATCTGTCAAGCGTAAATTTAAAATATTTGACAACATGGTGTATGCATTGTGCTTGTATTGCCTGAATGTTCTGACCGCAATGCCCAACTGATAAGCCTTTGCGGCTTCGTTCTTGCATGTTGATAAAAATTCTTTTCGGATAACTAATTGAGGAATCTCAGGGAGCAACTTGAACGCCTCTTCTGTTTGCTGGAATTCCAGATCAACGCCCATGTCACGCACATGACTGTGACCAGGCGGCCCGAACTTACGAAACGCAGACTCTGACGGATAGCCCAACTTGACGCCGGTCTCAAGTTTGATACGTGCCCAGCGCGATAATCTTGATACAACAACAGACTCATCAATCATCTCAATCCATCTCCTTGAAAAATTTACACCGGTACCCAATGCCAGGCACACCTCTTTGCAGCTCATTGCTGTGGTGAGTACAGATCACACCACCTAAAACAACCCTGTGATTAACACACAACCGGCAGCCAAGCTCGTCACGCTGTATGCGTTCAACCACTTCTAACGGATCGCCGTAAAACATTCGTGGTAATGCCCTGCTGTTATTTGCCACGTCGACCATCCTCACGTAATTCCTTTGCTGTTCTCATCGGCGTAAGATCGATATCGCTGACACGCTGAACACGTTCACCGTTTGATGACTGCTTACCAAGCTCATGGCCGTTTTCTTTAGCCCAAATCATCTTGGTATCATCACCGAATTGGTCACGAATTAAACTAGCAAACTTCGTGCATTCAGGAAGATTCTTTGCAACATACTCAGCATTTATTTTTTCAGTCATCTATTACCCCAAATAATTATCAACAATCATTTGTTACACTCAGTTACAACACTGTTACAGCTACAAACCTTTTAGTTACGTAAGTTACGGTGTTACAGCTATTTTCTATTTATATAAAAATCAATAATTGAATTGATAAAAAATAATGTAAAAAATACTTCTATACGCGCGCGCATAGGAAATAGCCGTAACTCTTGTAACTGCGCGGCTTCCAGCCGTAACAATGCCGTAACAGTGCTGTAACGCTGTAACACTAAACACCAGACTCCCCTGCTTTGTACTTTTTAAGCGCCGACTCAAACGCATCAATAGCACCAACAGCCCACTCACCAAGCTTTTCACCTTCCTTTGGTCTGCATGTCCCTTGTTGTGGTATCCACATTCGCACCATCGTTTGGCCGTCATATGAGCTTGGAAGCCGCACCGGCTTGGTAATCATGATCTTGTCGCCGCTGTTAAACTTATCCGATAACATATCCATAGCCTTTTTGGCCGTTGAGCCGAACTGGTTCTTATCTGGCGCCCATTTCCCGCCATACAGCTTCATCCAGTGTTCAAATGCCCGATAAAGCTGATCGACAGAACACCCAACCAGAGGGAGAGGGAGAAAGCCGCGCACCCAGTCATACAAAAACTTCTGTGCAGGCTTCATTCCCAACTCAATCAGATCTGCCTTTGCCACAGTCATGATTGGCTTCGTGTGCTCATTGAAATCTGATAAATCAAGGCTGAGCAGATGATGATAAAACGCCTCAATGCCGCCGTTTTTAATGCACATGGACACCTGATCATATAAATCATCATGGCGTTGAGGCGGTGTATATACGACCAGATAGCGCCTGTCTGATGGTTCCAAGGCCAGCGGTTGATCTTCATTCGACAGGAAAACAACATTTATATGATTCTTTTCAGTGCGCAGCGGCAGGAACTTTGGGTTAACCTGAATAGTCTCCCCGGTGATGAACGCCTTCAGCTTATTCTTCTGATGAAATAATTCCTGCCTGGCAATCACCTCATCACCAATCAAAAACAGCTTCTGTGACATCCAGTCGTTATAACTGCTCTCAAGCTGCTCTTGACCTACGATCAGCGAATAGCAACCATAGATCGCTGCAATAATCTCAAAGAAAAGATTTTTACCCGTTCCTTGTGGCCCATGGAAAACAAGTGCTGTTCGCATCTTCGCGCCCGGCCTTTGTAGCGGCAAAGCAATCCACTTCAGCACCCAGTCCATAACCTCATAAACACCGGCATCAGATTCAGCGGATTCAGCGCATAAATGAAGCAGCAGCTCCTGTATAGCGGAAAAATTTCCCTGTTTAGGTTTAATATCAAAACCGCGATATAAATTAATCTCGTTTCCTGATGACTGGCACGATGGATCAAAAACAACTTCCTTCGGCAAAATCGTCCGCCTTGATGGCGATTTAAGCCACATATTTGCATAATCATTCGTAACAGCTAGACGGAAATCACGCACCTTCATGATCATGCGCAAATCAATATCAATACAGGTCTCGGTGCCATAAATCAGCGCATATCTGTCCAGTATTCTCTTGTACCTGTTCCAGTCAATATCAGCCCCTTTTTTGCCGCTCGGCTGTTTTGTTGCCCCCTTTTCTTTCTCAACATCCGATGCGAGTTTTGTTTTACGCCTCGCATTCAGATCAACCATATTCGACGATTCACCGGACAGACATTCGCGCACAGCATCAAGGCCATACAACTGATGCATATCATTAAAATCAGTTGCGCGATCAGGGCGTGCATCACCGAACTTTGGAATAAAAACAGGCGCACCAATAGCCGCGGCAGCTTCAGCTGCTTTAGTGATTCCGGGATTAACTACGGGCGCCATAGTCTTAAAATCATCATCTGCGCAAATAACAAAATCGTTATCAGGCATGATCCGTTTTAATGACTCAGCAACAGGTTTAAGATTGCCGGAATCAAAACACACGGCCACATTAGCGCCGGTAGCAGATCTGATAGAGCAGCCTGTAGCCCATCCTTCGCATATATAAATAGGCTTTGATGAGTCGCCCTTGATTAAATTAAAACAACCCGCTTTCCGTCCGTTGGATAAGTAACGCTTAGACCCGTCCGGCAAAATGAATTGTAGAGAGTGAAGCTCATCGTACTCATCGCGAATCTTAATGACGATCATCTTGCCTAACTGGCGAGCACCAAAAGGTGTGATGGCTTTGTCTTTAATGTAAACGTGGCCAGCGTCAACACCTTCGTGCGCTTTATCCCATAATGATTCGGCTTTATCTTTAGCAGCGGCGCGCAGCATTTCCGTTTCCGCTTCACGCGCTTTCCTGGTGGCTTCCATGCGCTGCTTGTTTGCTTCACGTTCTTCAGGTGTCAATTCATTTGCAGACTTGGAGCACCAGTTATGCTGCTCCCCGGTTTTCCAGCTACCAAAAGCCCCCGCCGGAATGCCATCCAGATGCAGCACATACCAGCCATTTTCTTTGCCAGCACGATCACCGGACACGCGATAACGATGCAACTTGCCATCAGCAACAATTGATTCTTTATGCGGAGACAGACCGCGCGCACTCATATCACGCATAAACTCATAAACCGGATCAGTCATCCCCATCCCCCATAGCCCACACAATCAAATCAACCAATAATCGGAAACCAAAATACAAAGAGGCAACCGCGAAAACGCCGCAAAAAATAATCAGTATGAAAAACTCAATGCTTATCGTCATGGCCGGAACCCCACAAGCCACAATGCTTGTCTATGTAACTCTCAATAAGCGCGCGCAATCGCTCGCACGCAGCAACAAACGGATCAAGCAATGGTGAGAGTGTGTATAAGAAGAAAAACCCGAGAATAAAAGCCAAAGGCGCGAAAAATGCTGACATCATGACGCTAAAGAAACTCATAAAACCTCCTGTCCAGTTGATTTGATTTTCAAACGCTGCTTGCGTGACCTGCCCTGCTCATAAATTGACTTGAGGCGCAGCTTGATCTGTTCACGAACCGCGGTCACCTGGTCGTGTTTTCGCACCAGATCGGCATACTCATTGTCATCAATCTCACCGTCTTCATAGGCTTTTCGGAAAGCCTTTGCGAATCTCCCGTTGCCTTCATCACGTTCCATTAACAGATCAACCAGCGATTCATCGGAAACCTCATCGAGCGGTTCTGACTTAAGAAATACCCCGCCACGCTGCGCGCAGAAATATTTCGCGATCTCATCGGTATCAGCAAAACCGACGATCATTTCAAGTTCCTCAATATTTAAATGGTGTGTATCGCAGTTCGGGTTCAGTTTATTACCCAACACCTTCTCGCTTTTACCCATGCGTGCAGCCATCGCCACAATGCCGCCACGGCAACCCATCACGACCCGGTATGCTGTATCAATAATGCTCATGTGGTTTTCTCCTGGCAAAACACGTTTTAAAAGATTTCCCATCGCAATATCATCTAACCTCGTAAAACCCGCCCCACGGGAGCAATGTGGGACGGGAGTGCCACGAAGGAAGAAACTATGAATCACCGGCATCACCGGCACGTCCTGCTTTTAACCGAACAGGCGCGGCATGGGAGTTATTCGTTTACTGCTTTGTTTTCTGTGTTTGCGAGTTCAGGCCATTTTTTTAAAAAATTATTTGGATGTAACATCTGGCGCGTAACTTCGCCGCATGACTCAAACTCAATACGCACACTCAATTCAGGACCAAGCTCTTTGCCCATATTTATTGCGGTACGCAAATATCCAATTGTTGTTCCACAATTGCTCGCAAATCGTTTTTGCTCTTGTGTTGTTTTTTTATTTAGATAATTTCTTAAACATTCCATGTACATGATCCACGCGATCAATAAAAATAATAATAAAGAATACCTATGGGTACTATCTTTGTCAATACCTATAGGTAATTTACCTGAATCGCACTCAAGTACATACTTATCAAGTATGGATAAATACGAAAAAAGAAGATTGAATCTAATAAAGCTTAGGGATGAAAGATGCGGCGGAGTTAACGCGGAAATCGCCCGAAGGATTGATCGTGACCAATCTTATGTAAACAGGATGTTTTATCCTGAAGGCAAAAGCCAAAAGAAAAGAATTGGCGATGATATTAAGGAAGCAATAGAGAAAGCCTTCAAATTGCCGGTCGGCTGGCTCGATTCAGCCGGAGATTACAACTTATCCTGGATGGATGAATCAAAAATGACCATGCAAAAGATTGACTTTATGAAGAAAATTTCAGACATGGACGACGATGAGTTAGAGATAATAGATGAAGTTTTTCAACTTGTTGCTAACAGAAAGAAAACAAAAGCTGAATCGAATGAATAGCAATATCAGAAACCTTGATCTATGGTGTAATCGTAAATTATGCAAATGTAAAGAAAATTACCAATAATGAGTCCGTTAATATGAAAAATTTCGTCATAACCTTTATTGCATTTTTCTCTGCATTAATATTAATGGTGACTACCAGCACTGCTAACGCAATACTATACACAATTGCTATTGTCGGCTTTCTGCTTACGTTAAAATGGCTGTTTGCCAGCCATCCAGTACACAGCACAGCAAACTCAAAATCGGCGCAAATACCAAAACCATCAAAAGAAGCAACAGTATCGACAAAGAATCACTATACACTCCCGGGCGAACTATACGAATGGCCTCAATTAAATGAGTACGAATTTGAGGTAGTTGGCGAATCCTACTATCAACCGGCTATATCGAGAATACATGAGGAATGGGTTGCCAATCACGAGAGCGTTGCAATTCCGCCACTAGACGCTCATTTAATCCCTGATGATAATAACCCCTATGATGATAAGGCCGTCAGAATAGACATCAATCAATATACTGTCGGCCACCTGAGTCGCGATGACGCTCGTAGTTTTAGAAGAAGATTGGGCGCAAAGAAGATGACCGGACAAATCACCAAATGCAAAGCCATCATCACAGGCGGTCATGATCTTGCTAACGGCCAGCAGGCAAGTTTTGGTGTGTCGCTAGATATAAAGCCATTTGGATAACAAAACCAGCCGTATCTGAGTTTGACTGTACTCGCTTAATGACCTCTCGCCGCCCTTTTAATCACTTTTATTCCCAATATGATATGATCATATCCATTGACGCAAACAGAGAAAAAGCTCACGTACCGCCAAAACCGATACCTATTCCCGCGCAGCCGGTACCGCCGCCACAACAATGCGCACCACGAATGCATTGAGGTAAATATGAAAGAGAAAGAGCAATTAATCGGAGAAATACGCTACGCCATTAGGCTGACTCAGCGCACAGCCAGACTTTACCGCAGGGTACAGACATTCGGCATCTTCATGTCAATCATCGGCGGCAGCGCGGCAATCGCCTCAATCGCCGACAATATGCCCACATGGATAGCAGCAATCGGCGCAATATTCCTGACCTTTGCCGGTGCCATGCTGATAGCCGTTCGTCCAGCCGACAAAGCCGCCCAGAACGAAGCCGACGCAAGGCGCTATCAGCTTCTGATGTCTCACAGTACCGGCATGGACGCAGAACAACTTTACCATGCACTTGAAGAAACAAGAATTGGCGATACATCTGAAATAGAAACATTACGCAACATTGCCTACAATGACGTTGTTATTGAAATCAATAGACCTGACGCACTGATGGAACTAAGCATGCTGCAAAAAATCCTGCGCACTTTGGCATAACGCCCACAGGAAAATGACAATTAATTTGACTTTCTTGGACCCAAAACTGACTATAACTGCATCGAATATATCTCTTACCGAGAGAAAAATTACCCGCTTCTCCAGATTTACAGATGGATGGTCATACGGTAGAGGCGAGGCGTTCTCTGGCCAGGCAATTGAGAATGCCCTGATAATCGCAAGAAAATTTAACTCATACGGATTTCTTGAGACAAACGCACTCCCGGGAGAAAGCGGGGAAATAATGATCACTGCCTATACAAAGGAATGTTGCTGCGAAATAATTGCTTACGCAAACATGCAGTATGACTTTATTCTCGAAAAGAATGATAACGAAATAGAAAGAAAAGAAACCATTGACTTTGAAACGTTGGTCGAGTTAATACTCAATTTTAAAGTTATTGCCACATGCCGCCCCGTCCACTTGTATTAAAGTCACTTTGTGACTAAGATCACAGATCGAATCTCTATAAGGACTGTCTAATGTTACTGAAACAATCAACCATTGATGAAATCATAATACTAAAAGAAAAATGGCTCGCAATGCTTGCGGGGGAGACTGACAGTGTCATTAGAGCAGAATTTATTCAGCTATTTAACATTATAGAATCAAACGGATGTCGGGATAATATAAATCATTGCTTCAATAAGCCGATATACAGATGCATTGTTGATGGCGATGGAAAAGAGTGGGGGATTGTTGAAATTGTTTTAAGTGAAAATGGATCATCAATATGGGTTAAAATGCTTGATATTCATCTATCTCCAGAAGTGGAGCTTAATGACGAGACAGAAGAAAGCACCAAGAACCGGCTCGACGTTTTTCGGGCGGCTTTGATAGGGATATTTGAACTAACAAAGGAAATTGAAAATACAACTACAGTTAAAGTTTATGGGCGCACTGATGCGCTTGTATCATTCCTGCGCGGAATGCATGACGCTTTTTCTGTTTTCACAACACTGGGAACGATTAAGGGTATAAAGGTATCAATTGAAGGAAGGTGGCTTGTTTTTTATACAAGCTGATTATTTAACTTAAGCAGCAACAACACAAAACGAGGAGCAGACTATGATCATTAACAAACTGACACGGGCACGGTCATCGCCTTTTTATGAAGCTTACACCAATCAGAAAGAACTGATTGATTCGGCTATTGACCAATCTATCAAAGCAAGTTTAGAAAAAATTGAGCCAGATATGGCAAAACAGCTTTTTTCTATAAAAACAAAAATAACTACGAATAAAGAAGCGGCATAAACTGCGGCGGTTAATTAATAACACAAAAGGCACTGCATATGCAGTGCCTTTTTGTTTTGAGCAACCGAAACAAAAAAATCACCCCAACACATATCCAACCAGCAACCCGGCAATAAACACCCCGCCAGCAGCAACCCATAGAACATGACTCTTAGTTCTGATTGTTTTATCAGAAGCCAAATACAATTCAGCCACTAGTTTTTCAGAATGCTTTATCAGCAATCTGTCTAATACAGCTTCAGCTTCCTCGATCGCCTCATAGGCATCATCAATCCGCGCCTCCCTTATATGTTTGAACGCAGACCTGTTTAACTTGGCAATCCTTGTCACAAACGCATCAACTTCCTTTCTCATTACGCCCCTCCATCAAAAATAATCACTCAAGAAAAAACCGAGAGTAAAAAATTTTACCATAAATAATACCTTTGGGTATTGACACTATAAATACCTATGGGTATTATTTATCAAAGCAACTCAACAAAGGAAAAAATGAAAACCGTATTCAACAGCAACCCGGAATTCTCGCTGACTTTTAATCACTGCGGAGTCAGCGTGACTTTGAGCGCAAAAGTTTTAACTGAAGATTATTTAGGGATTGAAGCGACTGCCCAAGCGAATGAAGAGCGCCTTGGTAGGGTTTCGTTATCTTCACTTCCTCAGGCAGCCCTTCAAGCCGGACAATTGATTGAGCAATATCATTCTGAATTTTCCTCACTTCTTGCAAGGCAGCATTCGGCTGATCTGTCAGAGAACCCTCTTGACCCCCGGATTGACCCTGATCTTTCTTGCTCATCACATAACCCTAAAAACAAATAATTAATTATATACATTAAGAGTGCAAATGAAATGACAACAATCATCCACAGCGTGACGCCAGGTGCATTAAATTACAGGCAGGTAGATATCCTGCGCAATACATTTGGTGAAGAATACGTCATGACCGAATGGAAGCCTTGCGAGCCAATTCCAGACTTCACATTAATCATCGCCGAAGCATCCGGAGAATTGTTCCGTGATGTCATAGGAGAAGAAGACCTGATCAGCTTCGATGAGGCCGCAGAACACCTGGCCAGCGAGTCAAATCCGGTCAGCGACATCATTCACCCGCCCGGGTCACCAGAGCCAAAACTGACTATCACCGATGCGCTGACCGTGCTTGACATGACCATCACTGAAAATCTGGTCAACTCAGCAACACCCGAACACATCAAAGCCGACCTGCGTGTTTTGCAGAGACTATCAAACGTACTCTCCGGTTCATACCCTTTCACGCTTGAAGACGACCTGACCGCAGTCATTGCGCGAAAAGTTCGCTGCGCGACCGCCATGCGCGTACTGGTCAGTGAATCAATGGCGATCTATCAGGATGTGATGGAAGGCAAATTTCACCACACACGCAACCAACAACCACCAGGAGATGAGTAATTATGAATATGTTTGAGAAATACGATGAAATTCAGCGACTCAGAAAACAGAACACAAAACTGAAAGCCGCGCTATGGATTGTATCCAGCGCATTCTCAGTTCAACTTGTAGGCGCAGCATTGTTTATTTATCGGGTGTTCTGATATGAAACTGATCGGACTCACAGGCGCAGCAGGTTGCGGCAAAAACACCGTTGCAGACTATCTTTCTAACCATCACGGATACCTGCAAATGAGTTTCGCCGAACGACTCAAGGCGTCACTGTCGGCAATGCTCGATATCCCGGCGTACAAGTTTGAGCACCGCACATTCAAAGAAACAGTGCTACCAAGAATCGGCAAAACACCACGCGAAATGCTGCAAACACTTGGCACCGAATACGGGCGCGACATGGTCAATCCCGATCTATGGGTGATCCTGCTGCACGAGAAAATACTCAAGCAGGCCGACCGAGACCCGAACCGAAGCATCGTAATCACTGACGTCCGGTTTGAGAACGAAGCAAGCTACATCCGCAGCTCGGGCGGCACGATCTGGCACATAGAACGCCCGAATAACCCGCATCGCATCAGCAGCAATCATGAAAGCGAAAAGCCCGTTAGTCGCCGTGACGGTGACTGCATGATCATGAATGACGGCACGCTGGAGGATTTGCGCGGGTTATTGAACGACACATCATTCATTGAGACCGAGCTGACATGAAAAACGCTACGCCAAATCCAAAAAGACCGCCAACAACAGAATACGCATATCGAAAAAATAGCGGTATGAAAAACATCGACTACAAAAACTACCATGCGCCGGATCGCCAGCTCACCCCTGCAAGCTGGTTTGTGATTACCGCATTTATGGCAGGAGTTTCCCTGGTCAGTTGGATAGACAACACCGAACGCAGCCGCGTCAAGCAATCAATCATCGACTGCGACCAGCGCATCCAGCAGCTTGAGCGCATCATCCAGAATCAGGTAACCGGCCATGAAAACAGTTAATAACTCAAACATCGCGCCGGTCAATCCCTGGCTGGTCGCGCTAGGTCAGGTAAAGCCATCCACTGCACAGGCCAAGCCATCATACAAAAGCCGCGAAGGCATGCGGGAAGCCGCCTTCGCAGAGGCACGAAAAGACTTTTGCAGACTGACCGAGCAACAGCGAGACAGAATATTCGATTACATCGCCAAACATTGCAAAGACAAAGCGATGTACGCAAAAACGATGCATACAAAAATGCTCTCCGCCGGAGTGCTTAAGAATAAAAAAGGCGTAAATATGTCGCTGTCGTCATTCCAGAAAATTTTCACAATTTTCCGCGAAACCGGCTGCGTCAAAAACCGGCGTGAACTGATCATCAAATGCATCAAACAGAACCTGAGCATAGCAAAGACGGCGGAGATAACCCAATCCTCAGAAGGTTATGTCAGAGAAGTGCGATGCACTGCCGGGCTGGCGAAAGAGACGAAAACAAGCGCCATAAAAAAGCTACTGCAAAAAGGCAAAACAGTCCGCCAGATCGCCAAAGCAACCGGCGCATCAGAGAAATACATTTACTACCTGCGCAAGAAATACAGAGACCAGACAGCAGGCGAATCGATCAACGCAGCATGAACACAAACCAACCACCAAAAGGAGAACTATGACATGAGTCAATCAATCATCACCACATTACGTCAGATCGGCAACGGCAGCCTGGTTACCAGCATGGAAAATAACCTGCAAAAACTGGTTCAGGCAGTCGACGAAAGCGGCAAGGCTGGCAAGCTAACCATCGTCATCGATGTCAAAAAGGCCACCAAAGGCAATGCCATGAACATTAAAGGACAAACCAAGCTCACCGCGCCAAGCACCGAGCATCACGAATCACTTATGTTCGCAACTGAAGAAGGCGAACTGGTAACCGAGAACCCCAAACAGCAAAAACTCGATCTTAACGTAGTCAATGCAAACAAGGGTGAAATCAAAAACGTAAACGAGGCTAGATAATTATGCATGAAGAAACACTCAAATCCACGGAAACAGAAAACATCGCGCAAACTGTGGCCAGAGAAATCAAACGGCCATTCGAAATCGGAAGCGAAAAGCATATTAAGCGCGTAGCACTGCCGCCCGGCTGGACTATTGAAGAAAATGACGATGAGCATCTGCTAGACCGACCGATCAGAATCTCTGGAACTGCATATGCTCATGATGCCGACAGCTTTATTAATTACGTTAACCGTCATGCCAATCTGGCAACATCAACCATTTTTTGCCAGGCTAATTACGAGAACGACGAAATGTTGATCACATCAATTATTGATGATCATACGGAAAACGAACCTGCCTGGGGTGCGCACAGAATCTCATTCTCGCCAAGACACTCCGTTGAGTATAAGAACTGGGTAAAAAACAACCGTCGCAGCATGCCGCAAGTAGAGTTCGCTCTTTTCCTTGAACAAAACCTTGAGGACATCGCAAACGTAGAAGGCATGCCAACCGGAAGCCAACTCCTTGAAATGGCGTTACAGTTCGAAGCCAATCAGGACATGCGCCTGAAATCCCATGTACGTCTGCAAAGCGGCGGTGTCCAGATGCAATTCGTGCAGGACGATGATGACGCAACCATCGCCAGAATGACCATGTTCGACAAACTCTCAATCGGCATTCCGGTGTTCTGGAATGCCGAGCCATACCTGATAAACGCCCGGCTGCGCTATCGCGTGCGCGAAGGCAAAGCCACATTCTGGTACGAACTCATCCGGCCAGAGAAGGTATTTGAAGCTGCATGTAAAACAATTATCGAGCGCATCAAGTCCGAAACAGAGCTGCCTTTCTTTTTTGGTACATCAGCTAGATAGCAAATCAATCTCCTCCATAGCCGCAAGGCGGTGCCGGTGAAAGCCCGGCTTAACTAACAGATAGGAAAAGATATGGACTTAGAAACTATTATAAATCAGATGAGTGCAAGCAGACCGTCAGTGCAGTCCGAAAAGTATTACGCACCTAGAATCCATGAAAGAAAGAAAGGACCTGGTCGTAGCAAAGGGATGAAGCCCAAATCATTTGCAGCAGGTTCAAAGTTCGCCAAAGCATTCAAAGCCAGAGTCGCAACGCTGCGTTGCAAATTTAGTCATCACCCAAAAGGTTAAACAGGACAGCCATGTCATCAGTCAATAAAGTAATTTTAATCGGAAACCTTGGCGGTGATCCAGAGACCAGATACCTGCCGGACGGAACAGCAGTGACAACCATCTCAATCGCCACCACGGACAAGTGGAAAGGAAAGGACGGCGAAAAGCAGGAGCGCACCGAGTGGCATCGCGTCAAACTCTTTAAAAAGCTGGCCGAAATTGCTGGCGAGTACCTTAAAAAAGGCAGGCAAGTCTATGTTGAAGGCAGGCTGCATACACAAAAATGGACAGATAAAAACAACATCGACAGATACACCACAGAGATTGTCGCAGTCGAGATGAAAATGATCGGCAGCAGGTCACCTGGATCATCATCAAGCCAAACCGACCCGCTGCATCAATCTGCTTGCAATGGCGATCATGGACCATATGAGGATGACATCCCGTTTTAACCGGTATGAGGACAATTAACATGTCAATGAAACTATCCGATCACTTCACCCTGCACGAACTAATCAGATCACAGACCGCGACGCGCCTTGGCATCGATAACACGCCGGATGCAAACGTAGTGCAGAACCTGAAATATCTGTGCGTCACAATACTTGAACCCCTGCGCGCACGCTACGGTCAGCCATTCACGCCAAGCAGCGGCTATCGATCTGTCGGACTGAATACAACAATCGGCGGCAGTCCGAAAAGCCAACATATGACCGGGCAAGCAGTCGACATCGAGATACCCGGCGTCAGCAATTACGATCTTGCGTTGTACGCGTCAAACAATCTCGATTATGACCAGATCATACTGGAGCATTTCAACCCGTCAGACCCGCATTCAGGATGGGTGCACATTAGCACCACGAAACACAACAACCGCCGCGAGTGCCTGACATATAACCGCAAACATGGATACCTCAAAGGATTCATTCTCACCCACGAGGACATGATTAACGCACGAATGATGAGGGCGTGATGATTAAAATCAAGCGAGCACTGCTCTGGATATGGGAGCAAATAAAATTTCCGGCATTTTTCGTATGCATATTATGGCTTTCCGGATTTGGCATGTACCAGGGATTCATAACATCAGAAAGATTTGCTGGATTACTGCAAGGGAAGGTTTTGTTAATAACGCTGGTTGACTTGAATGAGGCGAACGATGACTGAATACGATCGGAGGATTAAACGGATAAAAATTCTGCTAGGAATGTTGATAAAAGAAGCCATAAGTTTAAATCATCAGTTAGATATCATTTGTTGCCTCTTGCAAGATTCAGAGCGCAAGAACGTTATTGACGCGCAAAAAACGGTGACAAAATGATCATAGGAAACATTGACGTTGACAAAGAAATCGCCGAGGCAAAACAACGGATTCATGACCAGATTGACGGGGTTATTCGTTTCAAAAAGAAAGCAGCCACCATTAATATCAAATTTAATCACCCTATATATGGCTTACTTCACCCGACTATGGTTATTGATCACTCGTTCTATGATGACGGGTACATGTATTTTAGATTCAGCACATTGGTAAAAGTTAAATAATGAAACAGCTATTCATACCACTGAACGCATGGGCGTATGACCAGTTCGCAGCCGGAACTAAACGAGAAGAGCTGCGCAGATATGGTCCGCGCTGGAACGAAAATACCTGCCCAGCCGGTCGTCAAGTCACATTATCTCGTGGGTATGGAAAGAAAAATCGCATGAGCGGTGTTATTTGGAGATTCAAAAAGCAGCATGGATCACTTTTTGGGAGCACTTACAAAGAGTCAATAAAGCGAATCTACGGGACTCTTGACATTGAAATCGCCGTCATATCCATTGCAAACTTGGAGAAAATTGAGAATGAAGCCAAGCATTAGCTTTCAAATGGGAATGTTTTTCGGTGGCATTATAGGTTTCTTAATATCTCTATTTGTCTGCTTACTTTTGCACGGACTATCCATTTAAAACAAAATCATATTTCCATGAAACACAACTGGTCACCACAGCAAATGGCCCTACTCAAAAGCCTTTACTCCGGTTCAACGCCGGACGAACTCTGCGCTGCGCTGGATAATCAGCTCAGCGCGCGACAAATCGGCTACAAGGCAAAAAAACTCGGACTGCGTAAAAGCGCGGAGTATATGAACAAATACGGGATCGCTGAAAATGGCACAAGAGTCGCCGGATCGGTCTCGTGGAACAAAGGAAAGAAATTCAACGCGCTCGGCAGGTCAGTTGAAACGCAGTTTAAAAAAGGCACAAAGCCACCCAACTGGCGTCCAGTAGGCAGCACAAGGATTTCCAAGGATGGCTATATCGAAATAAAAATAGCCGAAGGCATGCACAAGTGGAGATTACTGCACCGCGAAAACTGGAAAAAACATCACGGCCAGTATCCGAAAAGCGGGCAGGCGATCATATTTATTGACGGCAACAAACATAACTGCAACATCAGCAACCTGGCACTGATAACAAGACAGGAACTCATGCTGAAAAATTCAGTACACAACCTGCCTGCACCACTCAAACAGGTCATACAATTAACCGGAGCCTTAAGGAGAAGAGTAAATGAGCGATCAAAACAACGTCGACAAACTGCGTGACATATTGTTCGAAACCCTTGGTGATCTGAAAAACAAGGAAAATCCGATGGATATTGAGCGCGCCAAAGCAATATCGGACGTAGCACAGACAATCATCAATACAGCCAAAGTAGAGATCGATCACGCCAGAATAACCGGCGCGCCGCATACAACGAGATTCATTGCCGAAAGCGTCGCCCAGGAACAGCAGGAATTACCCAAAGGCGGATACATTCACAAGATCGGACAGAGACATAATAATTAATCAAACTATCATGAACACTGAGAACCCAAACATCATAGACCAGCTTGCCAAAGCCATCGCGCTGCACAACACAAAACCGCATGTGCCGATTGAAAAAGAGGTGTGGAACGCGAAAGAATGCGCCGGGTACATCGGCAAGAGCTATCAGACTTTTATGAGTTACTACGCTCCGTTGCCATCATTCCCCAAACGGATCAAACTGCCGAGCACGTCTGGCGGCCAATCAAGTCCGATGTGGAAGGCAATCGAAGTGATTAACTGGGTGTTTTCGCATCAGGAGAAAAGATGAAAAATAAACGCGTAACAGAGTATGCTGTTATCACGGAACGTCAGGCGATATTTATAAGGGATCAAATAGAATCACTATCCAAAGATGATGATGAAATAAGCAACATGATTGCATCAGGAGCGATTGATACTGCAATTATCAAATACGATCTAATTTTATCAAAAGATACAGGCAGTCCGCTTATTTCTGATATACAGGATAATGACGATATACTTTTATGTTTATTTTCCATTTTTCTAGCTGGCTTTAGCTGTGGATTCAAATTCGCTTGTGTAGACCTAAAGAGCAGAATCAGCCAAATAGAATTTACTGAAGGCTTGTTTAAAAAAGTTAATGGCACCGAACACAATGAAATGAAAAAGGATCAGGAATAACATGACAACTATTATCGATCTCAACGAAAAGGAGATAGAAACATTAACGCATACGCTTACTGGCTCGCATGATTCTGGGGAAGTATATAGGAATTACTATGCAGCAGATGATAATCATCACAATATCGAGACGCTGCTGTCGCTTGTTAGAAAGGGGTTAATGCGAAAAGGAAAGCATTACAAAGATAAATTAAACCCAAGTTATCAGTTCGATTATTACCATTGCACTAAAAAAGGAGCTGAAGCAGTCGGACTGCATTTGCCATTAAAATAAACTAAATCCGCTTAGCCACATCCTCCATCGACTCCCTATAATAAATCTGCAACTGCCTGAGATCGCGGTGCCCGGATATACGTGCCAGCGTCAGAATATCAACTTTCGCGGCCAGCCGGGTGATCGCTTCGGCGCGGGTATCATGAAAATGCAGATCATCAATCATGGACCGCTTCACCGCTTTACGAAATAATACATCAACCTGCGATGTTTGCAGGTTAAAAACAGATTCACTGCACTTATCCATTTGACCGATCAGCCGGATAGCTTCAGCGGATAATGGTACTTTGCGTGAAAATCCGTTTTTTGTTTTCGGTAAAAACGCAACACGCGCATCAAGGTCAACATCACGCCAGGTTAAACCGCAAACTTCACCGGCGCGCATGGCCGTCTCAATTGCAAACAACATGGCCGCACCCACGCGTGCTGATACTGTGCCGGGGTTGGAATCAAACTCATATCCAAGCGCGTACAATAACCGGTCAATCTCATCCTGGGATAATCGCCGGTCACGCGCTGGCGGTGGCTTCGGACGTTTTACGGATTTTAACGGATTCTCGCTAAGCCATCCCCACTCATCGATCGCCACATTGATCGCATGATTCAGTAGATTAAATTCACGCAACACGGTGCCAGGTGAAACGACTTTCAAACGACGATCACGGAAATCAACAAAATCAACTGAACTCAAATCAGGTAGCATCACGGCAGCAATCGGATCGCGACACATCGCATCGATCCGCAGCACTTCCCACCTGCACCCGCGCTTCGTTGGCGAAACCTTTGATGCATACTGCTGGAGCAAATCAGCGAACGGCCTGTTCTGAATACCGGAATATTTATTTGATAAAATATCGCGCTCAACGTCAACAGCCCATGCCGCAGCCTGCGCTTTGGTGCGAAAGGACCGTGACCGCCGCACCCCTTTGCGGCTGACCATTGCCTCATAAGACCCGTTATCCTTTTTCCGTATTGACGCCATCCGTAAAAACAT